ACGGTTATACACCCGAGGGTGACTTCCCGTCCCCGCGACGCACCGACTTACCGACTTCGGTACGCGTCAGTCCCTGGATGGACACGGGGATTAACACCCCTTCAGATTCTAAGGGCCTCGCGGCCCCGGATCGTGCCACTCTTTTTAAGTACTTCGTACTCCAGTTTCCTCTGCGTCGTATCGCCCCTAAACACTCGCGCTCGAAGGTAGCAGCGAGGGCATTCCTGTCATTACTGACTAGGCACACGCCACGAGACGTGTAGGGTTCGCCACAGGCTGAAAGCAATGCCATGGCGTTGACCGAGCGGTGCATGAGCCCACCCGCCGACGAGCCACTGGTACTCCCTTACCAGCCGCCAGCCTCCCTAGGCTGGGATGGAATGCAGAGCAGACCATCACCATCAAAAGAAGGGATGACTCGTCCCTTCTCTTCCTTAATCGGGACATAAACGGCCGGCACCGAATATGTCTCCTCCCTCTCTCCACGTTTAGCCATGCTTAACCCTCGTAAGTGACAGAGGTAGGTCAACTTACCGAAGGACAAAGCGAATCGTCGCTTGTTGCGATAACTAAACGTCCTCCTGAGCTTCCCGTGAGTTGGTGGCTCAGGGCCCTTCCCTCCCTTCGGTCGTCCATGCGTCCAAAGAACCTGACGCAGGGCGATCTTTTCATCCCCAGCCGGCTGGCCCGGTTTCCTAACAAGACCGAAGTCTGGGACTTCGCCTGAAAGGTCAGGAAGGTCTGTGTGAGACCTTCCCATCCCCCACTGCCTCTGGAAGGCAGGGTAGGAGGCCGGGTGCAGCTCAAGCTGCGAAGGGAGGAAACCCCAGCGCTGACCGATTCTGGACCGAACAAGAGCATCGGTCCAGTGGACATCCCACTTACAAGCGGCTGCGAGGTGCAGCATGCCCTTGTAGTCAGACAGCGCAGCTCCTCTCCTCAGATGGCGTACCTCACGCCATCTGCCCTTACTCTTCAAAAATACGGTAGAGTTGATCTCAACCGCATTTTTGGCTCGGATCGTCTTAAGATCATTGAGCACCGACCCGGATGGGTAGGCCTCGGCCGAGACAAAGTCAACGGAGGCGATCAGCGTATCGTCACCATTGACCAAGAAATTTGCCTTCGTGTTCCTAGTTGCCCACCTGGCAGCCAGATAACTTTGAAGACAAAGAAGGGGGAAGGAGAGGTAGCCCCCCATCATCTGTCCGTGCGTAACCTCGACATCGGCATCCGGCAGGCCGGAACGCACGATCGGGCGCAAAGAGTTCACCGCCAAGCAGCGGATCCCTCCAGGCACGCGGACGCTCTTCGCCAAGAGCGCGCCAAGGATGGCCTCTGTCGCATCAAGCGGCAGATTGTCAGTGGCCGAAACGAGATCCACAGAGGTGAACCACTCGTAACCAGCACAGACAGACTCTATCTTCTCCCTAGTCGGCGGGCCCTTCAGAAGCCAATCCATCTCACCAAGATGATGGTAGATCATCTTGTGGAGAGGCGCCAGGAGATCCACCCTCTCGTCAAAAATGACGAGAGGCCGAATCTTACCTGCAGAAAGGACCTCTTTGTATCGCGCGTTAAGGGGATCAGTCCGAAAGCCTTTCCCGCGCAGTGCACCGACAAGGAACTCCCTTGACCTGCCAGACCACAAGTGATCGGCACGACTCCGCTCTGGCAAACGAGCGGAACTCCGTGGGATATGAGAGTAAACAAAGTTCTCATAATCGGAATCCCAGGAGAAAGGGAACATCCGTCGTACCTCCCGTCTGCAAAACGTAAGGTACTCGGGAGAAGAAAGGGGGGGGGTAGGGGTACACTGCCGGCTCTGGAAGCTAGCAGCGTTGGAGGGAGTGTGCCGACGGCAACCTGCGGGCAGGTTCCGCTTCAACGAATTGAGACTATGGGCCAAGGCCCATCGATCTCTTCGGCACAGTCTCTGTAGCCTACAGAGACCGTCATTTCCTCGCTGTTTCTGAGCACGAGGAAAGGGACAGGGCTGACGCTCCTTGCCTTGTCCCAAAAGGAAAAGAAGGTACCTCGACAAATCAGACACCCCAAGCTCCGGTAATTCGCACGTCGGAAGACGATAGCGAATCCGAACAAGCTTGAGGCCGTTTGAGAGGCAAGCCTTCGTATCTCGGTCTGCCCGACGGCAGCCGAGACACGGTTTAACTCTAGAACCGCTGGCGGAATTATCTAGAGTGAGCCGAGGCGCTGAGCGCTGAAGGAGTTCGACAGGCGAAAGCATGTAAAGAACTCCC